AATGATTTACTTTAACGCTGTTGGTGACCAACAACCTAAACCAACTTGGAAGGATTTATTCTTAGGAGTATTAAACTCATGGAAGAGATTTAAATTCTTTGATGGTATAGTAGATCACGGTATACCGAACTACGTTAAAGCTATTCAAAAACTAATAAAGGCACAATAAAATGTATTGGCTTCTAATGTTAAGTTTGAAGTCAATACTCAGTTCTGTAATTGGTTCCTCTTTCTATAAGTGGTTCCAAGGAACAACAGGCGGTATATGGTTCCAAAAACAAGTAGATAGATTCATGCAGCACTTTGCTGAGAAATATGATTTAGAACTTGCGAAGAAGGATGCCAAATTCAAAAAACAATATCCATTAATGGCGAAGAGAATCGAAGCCCTAGAAAAAGATTCTCATCCGCCATGTCCCCTTGAATGTTTTGATGGTTACCAGGAACTTATAGATAGAATAGAAAAATTAGAAAAAAAGTAGTTTACATTTGAAGTAAACTGTGGTATAATATATAATTAAATTATTATGATTAGCGGAACAAATCACATGCAAATTAATGTCACTAAAAGAGATGGCAGTTTACAATTATTCGATTTAGAGAAGGTACATAAAGTCCTTGAATGGGCAACTGAGGGAATTACAGGGGTATCTCAATCTGAAATAGAGATTAGAGCTAACCTACAGTTATATGATAAAATCCCTGCTTATGATATACATGAGTTAATAATTAAAAGTTCGTCCGAACTAATATCAGAACACACACCAAATTATCAATTTGTAGCAGCAAGATTAATTAGTTACAAATTAAGAAAAGAAGTTTATGGCCAATATGAACCATGGTCATTATTAGATCTAATACATAAAAATGTCGAGCTTGGTGTATACGATAAAAAGATTTTAGAGTATTACACAGAAGAAGAATTAGATCAGTTGAATTCTTATATCAAACATGATAGAGATGATACTTTTACTTATGCGGGGATGGAACAATTCCGTGGTAAGTATTTGGTTCAAGACAGAAGAACAAAACAATGTTATGAAACCCCGCAAATGTTATACATGATGGTGGCAGCTACATTGTTTGCAAAAGAAAAAGAAAACAGAATAGCATGGGTGAAAAACTATTATGACGCAATTTCGCAATTTTATATCTCGCTGCCGACTCCGATTATGGCTGGAGTACGAACGCCTACTCGCCAGTTTTCGTCTTGTGTACTTATTGAATCCGGAGATAGTTTGGACTCTATTAATAGTACTAGTACTAGTATCGTTAAGTATATAAGCAAGAAAGCAGGAATAGGAATCGGTGCTGGCTCCATACGTGCGTTAGGAGCAAAGATTGGAGATGGTTCTGTAGTACATACAGGACTAATACCTTTTCTTAAATATTTCCAAGCAGCAGTTAAATCTTGTTCTCAAGGTGGCGTACGCGGAGGCGCGGCGACCGTGTATCTTCCAGTATGGCATTATGAGTTTGAAGATTTAGTCGTATTAAAGAACAATAAAGGTACAGAAGAAACAAGAGTAAGGCACATGGATTATGCCTTCCAATTCAATAAGTTAATGTATGAAAGGTTATTAGAAGGTGGTAATATAACTTTCTTTGACCCAGTAGATGTACCAGACTTATATGAAACATTCTTTACCGACCAAGATAAATTTAAAGAACTATATGAAAAGTATGAACGTGCATATAGTATAAGAAAAAAATCATTACCTGCAATCGATGTATTTTCATCATTCTTAAATGAAAGAAAAGATACAGGAAGAATATATCTAATGAATGTAGACCATGCAAACGAACATGGTTCTTTCAACCCAGAACAAGCACCTATTCGTATGAGTAATTTATGTTGTGAAATAGATTTACCAACTAATCCATTAGGTGAAGATGATAATGGAGAGATTAGTCTTTGTACCTTATCTGCGATAAATTGGGGCCTTATTGATGACCCATCTGACTTTGAAAAGTACTGTACGATGACCGTACGTGCGTTAGACAACCTGTTAGACTATCAGAAGTACCCAGTTAAAGAAGCAGAAAGATCTACAATGGATCGTAGACCATTAGGTGTAGGTGTAATAAATTTAGCATATTTTTTAGCAAAAAGAGGCTTAAAATATGATTCTGAAGCGTTTGATATTATAGATAAGTATAGTGAGGCCTGGTCGTACTATCTAATAAAAGCCTCGATGGAACTCGCAGAGGAAAGAGGAAGTTGCTTCAAGTCAATTGAAACTAAGTACGGATCAGGAATCTTACCTATTGATACATATAAGAGTGCAGTAGATACTTTAATAGAGCACAAAGAGAGATTACCATGGAAAAAATTAAGACAAGATCTTAAGAAACATGGTATTAGAAACTCAACTCTAATGGCATTAATGCCTGCGGAAACATCTGCACAAATCAGTAATAGCACAAATGGTATTGAACCTCCAAGAGCGTTAGTATCATACAAACAAAGTAAAGACGGTGTAATGGCACAAGTCGTGCCGGGCTATCATCATCTGAAAAATAAATATGATTTACTCTGGGAACAAGAATCCCCAGACGGTTATCTTAAGATCTGTGCTATATTACAAAAATATATAGATCAAGGTATTAGTGTTAATACCTCTTACAATCCTGAGCATTATGAAGACCAGAAAGTTCCCATGTCCATAATGATTACAGATTTAGTAACAGCATACAAATATGGATTAAAACAATTATATTACTTTAATACATACGATGGTTCTGGAGAACATAAAGAAGAGGAATTATTAGAAGAACAAAATGAATGGGAACAGTTAATACAAGACGAAGAGGACTGCGATAGCTGTACAATATGAGTATATTAAAAAAGAATAAAAAATCACATTTAAAAAAGAATATGTTTCTTGATGAAGCCGTGGACATAGCAAGATACGACCAAGTTCGATATCCACAAATAGATAAAATCATAGATAAACAATTAGGATTTTTCTGGAGACCAGAAGAAGTTGATGTATCAAAAGACAAAAAAGATTTCGGAGAGCTAACAGAACATGAACAACATATATTCACATCTAATCTCAAAAGGCAAATTTTATTGGACAGTATACAAGGCAGGGCACCGAACATGGCTTTCCTTCCTATTGCTTCGTTACCCGAGCTTGAGACATGGATCGAAACTTGGTCCTTTTCTGAAACTATACATTCTCGAAGCTACACTCATATTATCCGTAATATATATCCTGATCCGTCTTTTGTCTTTGATAGTCTTCTCGATATTGAATCTATCTTAGAAACAGGAAATGATATAGCAAAATATTACGACGAATTAATTAGATTAAATAATAACGGTCGTGAAGATACATACGAACATAAGAAAGCTTTATGGATGTGTTTAATGGCGGCAAATGCTTTAGAAGGTGTAAGATTCTATGTTTCGTTCGCGTGCTCGTGGGCGTTCGCGGAACTAAAAAAGATGGAAGGCAATGCCAAGATTATTAAATTAATCGCACGTGATGAGAATTTACATTTGGCATCTACAACTATTATATTAAAAAGTCTTATGAAAGACGATCCAGATTTTACAAAGATAAGTAAAGAGTGCGAACAAGAAGCAGTAGATCTTTACATGAAAGTAATAGAACAAGAAAAAGAATGGGCAGACTTTTTATTTAAAGATGGTTCTATGATAGGACTAAATGAAAAATTATTATGTGATTATATAGAATGGATAGGAGCTAGAAGAATGCGAGCAATTAAATTACCTTGTCCATATACAGTTTCAAAATTAAATCCACTACCATGGACAGAGAAATGGATTGGTGGTGGTAACGTACAGGTCGCTCCACAAGAAACAGAAATTACTTCTTATGTGGTCGGCGGAGTTAAACAAGACGTAGATAATAAAACATTATCTGGTCTATCACTATAAGGAAAAATGAGAGAGTTAGGAACGGTATTATTTGGATGCTTTGCATTTGTTTTATTTTTTTCAACGTTTATATATCCACAACTGGAATATAAGAATGTGAAAAGTGTTAGTAGTTGTACAGGAGAATGTTATGAAGAATACGTTAAAAAACATGGTACAGTGGTTGAACAGCTTCAGGCCAAAAAAGAAGCAGCAATGGAAGATCCATTCAGCTCAATTCGAGGTTTATGGGCAGGATGCGCTGCGTGTCATGGGCAAGACGGCCAAGGAATAGGAGCATTTCCTAAACTTGCAGGACAAAGTTCTGATTATATATCAGAAAGATTATATGCATATAAAAATAGAGAAACGATAGGCAATATGTCTTCCACCATGTGGGCACAAGCTGGTATGCTTAGTGACCAAGATATAAAAACATTATCAGAATTTATTGAAGTAGAACTATGAGTCCATACGATCCAGTTTGGAAAAGAGAACTGCCTTCTGCAGCTGATGACGCAGCAAATGTAATGAGTAATTATCAACAACAACTACAACTTAATTTTAAGCCAAAGGATGCTACACCAGAAGAAGCAAAAGAATGGCAAGAGAAAGAATTAAATTGGTGGGGAGAAAAACAATTAATGTTTGTATTCATAGCTTCTTTAATACAACTAGGTGCTTTAGGATTTATGCTTACAATGATGATGTTAATAGGAGTAGGATTTAAATGAAAATAGAAATTTACGGTAAAACACAATGTCCATATTGTGATATGGCTAAGAGATTAGCAGAAAGAGTATGTAAGGAATCAGAACAAGGATTACATACATATAACTATTATCAATTAGGAACAGACTTTGAAAGGGAATTTATATTAGAAGAATTTCCTGGAGCAAGAACCTTTCCACAAATAAAAATTGACGGTAAGAATATAGGCGGATATACCGACTTTGAGGAGTATATGCGTGATTAGTATACTACAATGTCCAGAGTGTTTTATTCATTGTGAAGTAATAACAGAGAATGAAGATACAATGGAAGAGGCAAGATTTTGTCCGCATTGTGGTTATGAAATAAACCCGAGAGAAGAAGAAGATTATGATGAAGATATTGATTATTAGTATTGCACTCTATTGCACTTTTGGATGTGTTTCCAAACCAATTAATCCAGTCGAACCAAGTAATAATGAATATAATACGTGTGATTATGCAACAGTAGAGCCAAATATTGACTGTACTTTGGTTGCATAAATACATGTATGAATTGGAAATATAATGGTCTAGATTGGAATCCACCGGAGAACTTTTCTCCGAAAGACTACTATGGATTTGTATATGTTATTACAAATCGAGCAACAAACAAAAAATACATCGGTAAAAAATTCTTTTGGAGTAAGAAAACACTCCCACCACTAAAAGGTAAAAAGCGTAAAAGAAGAAGTATAGTAGAATCAGATTGGAGAGATTACTATGGTTCAAGTGCTAATTTAATGGAAGACATTAATAAATGTGGTAAAGATATGTTCTATAGAGAGATATTATATCTTGGAAAAGGAAAGGGAGATCTTGCATATATGGAAGCAAAACTCCAGTTTGATAACGATGTTCTCCTATCAGACCAATACTATAATGGTATAATTCAGGTTAGAATAGGTGGTAATTCAGTAAAAGTATTAAAAGAGGGGTTTACAAATGAGTAAATCTATGGTATAATATGCCTATGTTTTTGGAAAATGAAATGGGTTTGTTTATTATGCTAAACATATTTGCATGGTTTGGACTGCCCGCAATATTTATTTTAATAGGAAATTACTTTGATATTACTTGATTATAGCCAAATTGCGTTGGCAAATATTATAGTACAAAAGATAGATGATGAAGAACTAATACGTCACATGATTCTTAATTCTATCCGTATGTACAATAAGAAATATCGTGATGAATATGGCCAAATGGTTATATGTTGCGATGGATTTAACACTTGGAGGAAAGAATACTTTCCTGAATACAAGGCTAACAGAAAGAAAAGCAGAAATGCTTCAGATCTAAATTGGGAAAATATATTCTTATTCCTAAACCAAATCAGAGAAGAAATCAAAGAAAATTTACCTTATAAAGTACTACACATGGACGGTGTAGAAGCAGATGATATTATAGGAACACTAACCTATGAAACACAGGAGTTTGGACAACACGAACCTGTTATGATTATATCATCAGATAAAGACTTTATACAGTTACACAAATTTAAAAACGTCAAGCAATATTCGCCTGCACTTAAAAGAATGGTGGAAGAAAAACACCCAAGACAATATCTATTTGAACATGTATGTCGTGGCGATTCAGGAGATGGTATACCAAATGTCTTATCTCCAGACAATAGCTTTACAGACGGGATTAAACAAACCCCACTCAGAAAAACAGTTATAGATTTCTGGATGGAAAATGAAGAGAACATGCCGCAGGAAGTACTTAGAAATTATCAAAGAAATTCAACACTAATTGATCTTTCTAAGATCCCTACGGACATATATAGTAATATAGTTCAAGAATACAATTCGCAGAAACCTGCAATGAAAATGAAAGTACTAAATTACCTAATTAAAAAAAGATGTAAAAACTTGATTGAAGTCGTGGAGGAATTTTACAATGGCTGACAGAATGATTTCAGAGGTATTACAAAAAGCCGCTGAATTAAAAACAAGACAAGAGAAAATTGATTACTTACGTAACAATAACTCTAAACCTTTAAGAACAATATTGGCTGGATCTTTTGATCCTTCAATACAGTTTCTATTACCTGAGGGTACACCACCATATAGAAAAGATGACGCACCGAAAGGTTTCGAGCCATCTAATCTGCATAGAATATCTAGACAATTTAAATATTTCGACAAAGGCGGGATCGGAGAAAGATTAACGGCTGCCAAAAGAGAATCAATGTTTATTAATTGTTTAGAGTCTTTGCATCCGGACGAAGCAGAACTAGTGCTTCTTATGAAAGATAAGAAAATGGCTGGCAAATATAAAGGGATTACTAGAAAACTAGTATCAGATGCTTTCCCTAATCTTATCAAAGGTGCCCGAGAGGGTTTAGATGGGGCTTCACCCGATAGTGAGTCGGAGGAAGTTAAACAATAACCAACGATTAAGGAGGTGATCTAAGTAAGATATATTATGTTTTACTTTAACTTTTTTACAGGAGGACACCAAACTTAAAAAATTTAAGTATACCCCTAGTCTGCAGCTGGGGGTTTACTTTTCACACTTGATATGATATAATAGAGATTATGAATATATTAACTAGATTCGCTACATGGGTCGTCGATTGCTGGAGATTAGTAATGGACAACCGATACAACCCACTTAAATATATCCCAGATCCTAGTTTACAATCATACTTTACTTTAGTATTGTTTGTAATGTGGTCTGTGTATTTTGGATTCTTAGCTATATTTTATATGGGTTGGTTAGGATATGATATTGTCCTAAGTATTATTATTCACATGCTGGTTTTAATTCCAGTTATGTTTACTAACGCTGTTTTTATGGACGCAGAAAGACATGGTTCCAAATGGTTAAAAGATGTTAGAACACAACAAGATATTGAAGCCATGAATAAAAGACTAAAAAAACGTAATTATGAAAAAAGAATAAAATGGGATATTGATATAGAAGCATGAACATATTTGTATTAGATAGAGACCCAATTGTTGCAGCACAAATGCAATGTGACAAACACATTGTAAAAATGATTGTGGAATCAGCTCAGATGATGTCCACTGCACACCGTATGCTAGACGCAAGAGTTACACGTGGTCCATCTAAATCAGGAAAGACTATCCAAAAGAAATGGGTATTCGATGATGAGAGAGAAGATATTCTATACAAAGCTGTTCACATGTATCACCCATGCACAACGTGGACAATGCAATCTATGCACAATTATCGTTGGCACTATATACATTTCATTGGTATGTGTGACGAATATAAATATAGGTATGGTAAGGTTCACGGAACTGATGAAAGACTAAGAGGTCCATTAGAAAAATTACCTCATAATATACCTCGGGGCAAAATGACTGACTTTGCATTAGCAATGAAAGCATTTCCAGATTGTATAACAGATTGTTCAGTAGAATCTTATCGTAATTTTTATCATACCAAGTTAGCATATATGCCAATGGTATGGACTAAACGTAAACAACCAGAATGGTTTAATCCATCAGCTTACAAAAAAGAATATAAAAAAGCAGATTGGGTTGGGGAACATTGGGAAAGAGCAAATGCCTAGATATGATTTTTTAAATACAGAAACGGGAGAAGTGACAGAATATACTATGTCATGGAAAGACCTTGATAAATTTAAAGAAGAGAATCCACATTTGAAACAACAGATATCACAAATGAATATGATAACTGGTAAAGAAGGATCAATGCTGAAAACAGCAGGAGACGGTTGGAAAGAAGTTCAGGATAGAATTAAATCAGGACTTCCTCCACGATTAAGAGGAAATATAAAAACGAAATGAAAGCAATATTAAGCAGAGATGATTATAGACTATTTAATGTAAAGGTTGGAATCTTAGAAAATAAAGGTTACAATTTACCATTTGAGGTTTTACATAATCGCGAAGAAGATACATTTAAAGTAACTATCCATGGGGAACACAATATGGATGAGTTAGATAAGTTATGTTCCAGCACGAAATAGTAAACGAAGATTATTCCTTAGACCAACAAACTTCCAAAAAGGGAAGAGTTTATGTTGATGCAGAAGGAAATAAATATCCTTCCATTACAACAGTATTATCTATTCTAAATAAAGAAGCTATATTAGCTTGGCGTAAACGTGTAGGTGAAGAAGAAGCAAATAAGATTTCTACGCGTGCGGCCGTACGAGGTACTAAGGTTCACGATATGATTGAGAAATATATCTTGAACGAAGATCCAGGAGAACCAGATTTAATATCTGTTTCTAATTTTAAAGAAGTAAAACCAATCATTGATGAAAGGTTATCTAAGGTATATGCCACAGAGAAAAGAATGTTTAGTAAACATTTAGGTGTAGCTGGTACAGTAGATTGTGTTGGTGTTTGGGACGGAAAAGATTCAATTATAGATTGGAAGACTTCCGCTAAATTTAAAAAGAAAGAATGGATATCCAATTATTTTATGCAAGCTTCTGCTTATGCTATAATGTGGGAAGAAAGAACAGGAAGACCTATAACACAATTAGTTGTTTGTATTGCTGGAGATATGGGTCCACAAGTTTTTATAGAACATAGAGATAATTGGGATAAAGAGTTAGTATCAGTTATAAAGAGGTACAAGGAGAAGAAATGAGAAAATTAATTATAGAAGCATTAAAAGCCCATTACGAGGGTGAGATTGCAAAGGCTAAAGCTAATGTAGAAGTATTTTTAGAAAACAATGTTGGTGTTGGTGAACATCCAGACGTTGTAGAAACTATATCAGGTGAGGTTGAAAAAATCGCAGCTGCAGAAGATAATTTAAACGCTTTAGAAAAGCATTTTAATCAATCATTGCCTAGAATCTAAATTTCGTTCTATCATAAATAGAATGATGGACAAGAAGATTTTAAATCTAATACTCGAAGCTAAGGGTAATAAGGGATTGACTATATTTGATATAGACGATACCATGTTTACTTCGAGCGCTCGTGTGCTAGTCCGAAATAAAAATACAGGTGATGTAAAAGAGTTAACTCCAAAAGAGTATAACAATTACAAACTACAAGATAATGAAGAATGGGATTACGGTCAATTTAAATCGTCAAAATTATTTTATAAGACGGCCACACCAATTGGTAAAATGGTCTCTAAATTTAAAGCCATTCTTAAGAACGCAACAAAGAAAGGATCCAAAGTTATATTAGTTACTGCAAGAGCAGATATGGATGACAGGGATCTTTTCTTAAAAGCATTTGAAGTAAACGGATATCCATTGGACAATGTTTACATTGAAAGAGCTGGTAATCTAGGATTAGATAGTTCAGCAAAAAATAAAGAAAAGGTATTTAGAAAATATTTAGATACCGGTGAATATAAACGTATAAGATTATTTGATGATGCCGTTGAAAATTTATATGCTTTACTTAAACTAAGAGATGACTATCAAGATGTAGAGTTTGAAGCTTATAGAGTAAAGTCAGATGGTTCTATCAAAACAATGAAATTTAAGAGATAACATGCCAACAAAATTAGGAAAATCACATAAGACAATAGATAGAGCCACTAAAAAAGTTAGTGTACATCATCCTTATATCAAAGGGTTTAGTAAAGACGAATTAATAGAAAAGTATAATGCAGATAATACTAGACCAAGAGATAAAAGAAAAATTAAGAATGAATTAGTAAGAAGAGGCGGTGTAGTTTTTAATGTCAAAAAAGAAACGATCATATAAGACTAACCCAAATAAAAGTAGGGGAAAGTATAGGACTTATAAAACTAAATCAAACCAAATGCCATTTTGGAAAAAGGCTTTATCTGGTTTAATTGGTTTAGGATTAATTATAGGCGCAATATTATATTTTGTATATTATGGGTAAAGGAAGTAAAAGAAGACCACAAGTTGTTAATCAAAAACAATTTGAAGAAGCTTGGAATAATATATTTCCTAGGAGAAAAACTCCTGAGCATGGTGTTACCCAAGTTCATAAAGATAAGACAAAAGTAGTGCCTAGACATTATAAATATAAACATATAGAGGAATAACTATGTCAGACGATCTATTAAAATTTGATTTTGGATTTACCGCAGTAGATGAAAGCGAATTAGAAGCGGTACAAGAAATCAGTACAAAAGCTTCTTCCACAGAGGCAGAAGTAAAAGAATTAGAAGATAAACTAAATAAATTATATAATGCTATATTACCATTATTAACTAATCTAAAGAAAAATCCAGAGAAAGAATATATATTATGGCCGAATCGTACAGAAAAGATTGAGGCTTTTGAAAACCATATATCAGGAATAATTAAATGACTTTAATTTCATCAGGCACACTAGGTTTAAAAGACGCTGGAACTAATCCCACTAGTGGAGTAAAACTATCTACAACAATTACAGTTGGAGGTAGCGGTATTGATTGTTATCAAGTGTCAAGAAGACTTCAATATGAGCAAGGATTCTCATATTATCTTTATTCAGCAGATAAGATTATAGACGGAACAATGTATGGATATGGTAATCCTACTGACAGAACCATGAAAGATACGAATCCCGCATCTACTGTTCCTTTTGGAAATCTTGTAGGAATGAGTAATTCTGTTCATTCTGGATTACAAAGTAATTCTTATGCTCCTCAATATTATTCTACCTTCGGCCAAAAATTAGGTTGGGAACATGGCGTTGGAAATAGTACAGGAATAGGAAGCATAGGCGCAAATACATTTACTGATGATAACGGAAACAGCCAAACAATAAGAGATGTTCTCTGGTTAGAAAATACTGGTGTGACAGGAAACAGTGGAAATCTATTAGTGTTTTCACTTGATGGTGCACAACTTAATCATAATGATACGTTTATATCAATCACTATAAACGGGAATACTTTTACCCGATCTTCAGCAACACACGTTTTACAATATAATAATGCTACATGGTATTGGAATCCATCTGATGCTCAATGTTCAAGTATGGGAACAAGTGGAAGTAAAAGCTTTAGTGTGAATGGAAATACTGTGTCACTTAATAATGGTATATGGGAAGAGATGGGACAAAACCCAGTAGATTCTAACCCAATTAATATTTCTAGTTATTATAAAGGTGGAAATCAACATAACACACCAGGTATACCAACTTCTGGACAAATAAAATTTTCAGATTTTTTTGGTAAAACTTTTATAGGAAATGCCGCAGAGTTTACCTTTACAGGTGCCACACACACGTACGGAAAGGTTGGAAGTATTCACGGGTATAATGAAAGTACAGGACCAACAGGATCTAACTTAAGTCCAACCAGTGATAGTGTTGCTGGTGCAACCTTGTCTCCTTACATTTTCAGTAGGAATGGACCAAGTGGAGCGTTTACTTGGTATAGTGATATTATTTCTGGAACTGTAGGTACTACTTCTTGGAGTAATCTTGCAATATCTAGATCTGGGTATACTACTTACAATTTTCCTAGATCTAGTGCAACAACAAATTACACCTCATCAGGTAAATATTATGTCGCTTGGACTGCTGCAGCTCACGGACATGGTTCTGGTTTAGCTAACATATTAGGTTCTGGAACAGTTACGGTTACGATATCATGAAAATAATATTAATTGCAAGAAAGACCACACTTGATTATTTAGTTCCTATGTTTGAAGAAGAAGGACATGAAGCTATTCTTATAACAGGTCATGAGAGAAGTACTAACCCTATCCAATTACTTGGAACCGATGAAGATAAAGTATATGTTGAAAATTTTATTGGAATAATTAAACCTGATTACGTTGTAAATACTATACCAGGTTTATTAATTGAAAATAAAACAGGATGTATTCTATTACAAAATACTGAAGCTTCATCTAATTTAGAATTAAATAAACAAGAAACAAAAGAATTAGCTACAACTAAAGGTTGGAAAGAAATACCTTATCTGGAATGGGAAACAGATGAATTCCAAAAACATGATTATGTTCAATACATTAAACCTATTTCCGGACCTAGTGAAACACTTAAAATTCCAGCAAATACAGATCCAATAGAATTTCTACATAGACTTGGAAATACCAAATATTTTATAGAAGGTGAATTAGATTACGATGTTGAAGCATGGTGTTTCTTTACTATATCCAATGGAAAATATTCTATTATAAGACACATTGGTGGAACAGGATGTGGGGAAAGTAAATTAGTTAATAATGACAAATATATTACAGATGCTATAGATGACTGGAGACAAGGTATTACTTTACACGATTTAACTGACGACCAAAAAGAATTATTTTTAGATAAATGTAAAGATTGGTTAGATCATATAGTAACGTTAGGCGGCAACTATGAAGGTTGTATAGGTGGTTATATTAAAGATGATGATGTATATTGGTCAGAACAAAACTCAAGACCGGGTATGCAGAATATAGGTATGCTCCCTGGAACGGCGATGAATTGGTTAGAGGGATTAGAATCAGATCCATCTAAATCAGTTAATCAAATATCAGCAAGTACAATTAGAAATGAAAAAGGATGGGGATAGACTTTACTGGTAAATGGCGACCACTCCCAAACAGCCTTACAATCAAAGAAAGCGATATTGATGGATTAGGTTTATTTGCTAAGGAAGATATTCCTGCAAATACAGAACTTGGTGTAATGAGAGTATGGCTAGTCGATGAATGGATCAGAACAGCATTAGGAAGTTTTTCTAATCATAGTGAAACACCTACATGTGAAAATATAGAAAGAGTACACGCTAACGGGTATAAATACTATTGTCTAAAAACAATAAAAGACCTAAAAGTTGGTGATGAACTAACACTTAAATATCAAATGCCGGAATATCATAACTAATGGCTATTTGGTATTTAAACCTACTACAGGAGAATGATATGGATTTGGATAAATTAAGAGAACAATTGATAATCGATGAGGGACAAGTAAATGAGATTTATAATGACCACCTTGGTTATCCTACATTCGGCATCGGCCATTTGGTACTTGACGGAGAACCAGAACATGGGTTACCGGTCGGTACTCCTATCTCAGAGGATAGAGTTAAAGAATGTTTTGCCAAAGATGTGATAAACGTTATTGAAGATTGTAAAATATTACATGATGGTTGGGACGGTTATCCAGAAGAGGTAAAACAGGTTGTAGCTAACATGATGTTTAATATGGGAAGAACCAGATTAAGTAAATTTAAAAAACATAATGCCGCATTAGTATGTGGTGATTGGAAAACAGCTGCTGTAGAAGGTAGAGATTCCAAATGGTATAAACAGGTTACTAATAGAGCAGAAAGGCTTATGTCTAGGCTCGAAAAGGTATAAATAATAATTTAGGAGAAAGAAATGGCAGTATTAAGACTATTAGGTTCAGAAGGAAATTTATCTTCTGCATCAAATGTAGGTTTTGCTAAATTAGTTAGAGTATTAAATAACAAAACTAGTGTACAAGTTATCACACAGAAAAATGCTGGTGGTGATACATTAGCTACAGTTACTTTGGCTGCTGGGGAAATAGCTTATATAGCAAAAGCACCAACAGATACTTTAACAGGCGTAGCAACTTCATTGGCAGTAAGTGTAGCATTCGCAAACTAAAATGGCATACTCAAAGCAGGTCGTCGATAGGTTTGAATCTGTATTAAATAACCCAGAGAAACATGCGGTTGGAAGATTCGATCCGAAAGACCCTATGGTTGCTACAGGAATGACAGGCGCTCCAGCCTGCGGCGATGTCATGAAACTTCAATTAAAATTAGATCTAGATGAAAGGATCGAAGATGTCAAATTTAAAACCTATGGATGCGGTTCTGCTATCGCGTCATCGACGATGTTTGTTGAAATGCTTAAAGGTAAAACAATTACAGAAGCAAAACAAATTAAAGATAAAGACATTGCAGCAGCTCTTGAATTACCTCCAATCAAATTACATTGTTCAGTCTTAGCAGAGGACAGCATTAAGAAAGCCATAGAAAATTGGGAAGAAAAATCATCTCATAGAAGGCACAACTATGCTAGAACTAACTGACAATGCTATTAAACAATTCTTAATTAAAACAGAAGAAAAGGGTAATGACACTATTCGTGTAGGTATAACCGGTGGAGGTTGTGCTGGATATGAATATGTTTTAGATTATGCTGATTCAGTACATGATGATGACCATGTATTAGACTTTGGTAAGTTTATTGTTGTTATAGACCCAACTTCTATACCTTATTTACAAGGTTCTACACTCGATTACGTCACAGAGGGAATAAACTCCCAATTCAAATTTGCAAACCCAAACGTCCAAATGGCATGCGGATGTGGGGTTTCTATTCAATTCTAACCCAAAAACTTTTATAAATAGATGCATGGAAGATATTTTTGGATTGATTGTGGATGTTGGTTTGCCTATTGCAGGTGCACTACTATCTGGCTTTTTTATATTTTTAATAATAAAACAAATATTAGGTGGGGTTTTAGACCAAATTGATACTCTAAACATGTTTAGTAAAAGTCTAGAAAACAGAGTTAGGGCTATGAATAATGATATGATTAAGATTGATATGTTAGTTTCATCGGCTTTAGAATTACGACCTGATATAGAGCGAGTAGCTCGCGCAGAAAATTTTGTTGAAGACGGCAAATTAGATTCGAGGAGAGATTAATGGAAGAGATTGCATTAAGTCAAGATCCTACAATCGTGACCCTAATTAATGATTATGGGTTTCCTGTGGTTGCTCTCGTTGGTCTAGGTTATTTTGTATATTATATTTGGACGTTTGTATCAGAAGAACTAGAACCTAAAATAGAAGAAATGCACTTCCAGTTAATAAGAGTAATCGATCAGGTTCGAATGCTCGATAATGATCTAATCAGACTTCAACAAAAGGTTGATACTGTATTAGAATATAAAGAGAATGAGAGGAAAAAGAATGAATAAGAATTTTCATATTAATTTTAGCCCAATATACTTTTTACTTGTTTTTTGTTTTTTAACATTTGTTGCAGAAACAAAGGCAGATGAATTAGTACACGAATTTAAGAATCCATCGTTTTCTGGAATTGGTACTTCAGCCCATTATTTAACTGTGGAGAACCAGGAAAAATCCAGAAGAGACGCTATAAGAGATGATATCGAAGCAGCTTTAAAACAAGCTGAAAGAGATGCAGAAAATACTACATTAGCTAAATTTATTCGTAATTTAGAAAGTAGAATATATGCACAATTAAGTAAACAATTAGTTGAAAGTTTATTCCAAACATGTAGCGCAGAAGCTATAGCAGCTGGAACATGTACAGAAACAACATTTGGTAGTTTTGTTTTAGAAGGTAATACAATTACATATCAAAAAACACAATGTGATGCTTCACTATATGCTTGTACACAGGGAGATGATGTTATTATAATGACAATCTTAGCTGAAGATGGAACAGAAACAACAATCGTAATACCAATCGGAGCTGGAACGGCCGGACAAGGAAATGGTTAAGAAACTTACAACGCTTGGAGTATTAATATTCTTAATACAAGGATGTGCTTCAATAGTTCCACCAAATGGATTAGACGCAAGAGATTGTGTTAAAGGATTTGCGTGTGTAGAAGGACCGGAAGTGGTTGTAATGCCTACACATGAAGAATTAAAGAATTTACCATCACCAGAAAAACCAGTTATTGTAGCTGTATACAAATACATGGATAAGACTGGACAAAGAAAACAGAAAGGTAATGTTGCAATGTTTAGTACTGCCGTATCACAAGGTGGTGAAACAATGTTAATTGATGCGCTAAAAAGTGCAGGTGATGGAACATGGTTTAGAGTGGTAGAAAGAGTAGGATTAGATCATCTTACTCGTGAACGTCAAATAGTTCGAACCACTAGAGAACAATATGGAGAAGAAGATGCTACAGGTCTTGCTCCATTATTGTTTGCAGGAATTATTCTCGAAGGCGGTATCATAGGATTTGATACTAACATAGAGACAGGAGGGGTGGGAGCTAGAACTTTCGGCATTGGATACTCACAACAATACCGAAGAGATATAGTTACTGTTTCCCTCCGAGCAGTGAGTACATTAACAGGAGAGATTCTGCTTAATGTCCAAACATCAAAAACTATCCTTTCATTAGCGGATGGCTATGATGTTTTTAAATTCGTTGATATGGACACCCAATTGATAGAGATTGAAGATGGGATGACAGAGAACGAATCAGTGACACGGTCGCTTCGCTCAACTATAGAAGCTGCAGTGTTAGAATTAATTTACCAGGGTGATGAACGAGGATATTGGGAAATTGATTGGCCAGTGAATAAAGTAATAGAAGACAAAGTCGAAGAAATTATGGACGAAGCCGAAATTATTTACAGTGCACCGGTCGATGAACTACCAGAAGAGGTTCCCACCCCTGAAAATATAGAGGATATACGAGGATGAAAATGTTTAACAGATATATCGCATTTTTATTTTTATTATGCCCTGTGGTTTTGTATGCCGGAACAAATGATAACGAAATCAAGCTTGACCAATCTGGAGATACACTTAAATTATACGTAGACCAAATAGGATACGGTAATAAGATTTGTGGAACTATCTCAAGTGGAGCTTGTGCTAGTGATTGGGTGTTAACCGGTAATACCGTAACAATGGATATTGATATGATTGGTAACTTGAACCAAGTCTTCGGACCAACTCTCTTTGATAGTACTGATGTAGATTTAAAATTTACAGGTAATAGTAATATCTGGGATTGGAACGTAGGTTATGGTGGTAGTGCTGATAGCTCAGTATTAGATGTAGAAATTACTGGAAGTTCAAATACTTTCGATATAGACTGGGGTTATTCAGCTTCAGCAGAAAGATTGGATTTTGATTTAGATATAACAGGTGGTTCTAACGTTTGGAACATCGATATTGAAAACGATGACGCAACTTGGAACGTAGATGTTATAGGAAGTTCTAATAACTTTGTTACGTCAATGTCAGACGGTGCTTATAATTCCCTTACTATGGAATATATAGGTTCTAATGGAGACATTGATATAATACAATCTTCCGGAACATGCCCAACAGGCGTAACTGGATGTTATGGTGTTATAAGTGCAGACTTTGATTCAGAAAATGCAGTCATTGACATTAAGCAAAAAGATACTGGCGACTAGTTTACTAGTCTTTAGTTCTTTTACTTTTGCAAATGATATTGGCGATATAACAGAACACAAGGGCAGTGGTGGAATTACTCGCGAAGGTGAGAGTTTTACCACTGAACTTGGATTAGGTATTCAGCAAATGGATGCCATTGAAACGGTTAAAGGCCGTATGAAATTAACTTTTCTGGATGATACGGTATTAAGATTAGTAGAACATACAGAAGTTGTACTAACTAAATATTATTTCGACCCAGATAATACTAAGAATAATTCCCTTGCTATGAATTTTGTAGCTGGAACTGCAAGATTCGCAACAGGTGGAATAGGTTTAGTACCAAAAGAAAATATTGTTATTACAACTCCAACAGCAACGATTGGGGTTAGAGGAACAGATTTTACGACTACTGTGGATGAATTGGGAAGGAGCTTAGTTATCCTTCTTCCAGAAACAGAATGTACAATAGATGGTGATTGTTCTCCATCTGGAATGATTACAGTAACTAATGAAGGAGGAACTGTAACATTAGAAGAAGCATACCAAGCAACAATGGTTTCTAGTTATGATAAAATTCCAACTGAACCAGTTGTATTGGAAAATATAAATTTAAATATGATAGACAATATGTTTATCGTGAGTCCACCTGATGAAATTGAAGAAAGAGAAAATGAGAGACGCGCTAGAACTGGGAGTACTAATAATAATCTTCTGGATTTCACTGATCTCGATACAGACTACTTAGCAGAAGATTATTTAGCTGAGGACGATTTAGAGTTTAGCGAACTCGATATGGACTTGCTGGATGTAGATTTTCTACAAGACGTTTTGGTAACCATCGAAGAGGTTAATATATTAAAACGTAGTACCCAAGCCGCTGAACGTGGTGCAGGAGCAGCAAACATAACTGGAACAAATGTAGGATTTGATAAAGACACACAATATAATACTATAATAGATCAGGGTGCTGGACAAATTTGGTTCTATAGAGAAGTAAATGGAATTATATCCGTAAGAATACCTATAGATAGTAATACAACATTGAGGAGCGAAAATGAAGGTAAAGAAAACCTTATTACTGTTGGCGATGGTCAGTCTATCGTTATCATCATACGTCAAGGCGGGTGATGAACATAACCACGTAGATATAGACCAAGTTGGTTCTTCAGATAATTTTAATCTAGGAATCGAACAAGTTGGCTTTGAGAATCTAATTAGATTTTCTTTTAGTCATAGTGGTAATGAAGTAGATCTTTTACAATATGGAAATAAAAACTATATTGGTTTCACTGATGCGTGGGGTTCTGGTTATAGTTGGGGTGGAGACTTAGACGGATTAGATAATGAAATAGATATTCGTCAGAAATGTTCTGCAGCATCTTGTAATGATAATGACTTCCAATTCCATATTTTAGGTGATGATAATGTTGTAAAGTTTGGTCAAGGATATAGTTTAAATGATAGTACAACCCCAACCTGGAATTATGACGGAAACGAACCAGGTGGAAACTTTGTAAGATTAGATATTCATGGCGATAATAATACATTTATTGGAAGTCAAAAAATGGATACAAGTACTGTATCACATTCCATTATTGCAAATATATACACAGACAATAACGATGTATATGTAAGACAAGCACAAAATGGAAATAAAAGTTTTACTATGACAATTAGAAACGCTGATGGTAATGATGTATATGTTAACCAAAGAGATAACGGTGCGCACACTGCAACTGTAAATTTATTAGGAACACAACCAACAGATCTTACCCTAATACAAAAAGGTGGAACAACACAATCATATACATTATCTCAGAATTGTGTTACAGTTGGCGGATGTACAATTAGCGTTACACAAGAATGAAATATATAACTTCCATCTGGGCGTGCTTAGCAGTATTTACGTTATTGTTAGGTGTTAGAATAATAGATCCAGATCCCGTAGAAAGAATTAGATTAATCTCTTTCGATTCCAAAATAACATCTATTCCTGAAAAAGAATCTGACCAAATAGTATTGGTTAACATAGGGGAAAAATCTTTAGAGAAGTATGGACAATGGCCATGGCCAAGACAATACTATGCACAAATGATTTCTGATTTAAGAAATGCAAATGCTGGTATGATTGCATTCACAGTTATGTTTCCGGAACCAGATAGATTTGGTGGTGATGAAATATTTGCATCTTGGATAAAAGGTAATGGAATAGTTTTATCACAAACCCCTTCCGCGCGAGGGCGAGCGGACGTGGCCCCGTACGTGGGCGTCGCGACCCTTGGTGAAGGTGACCCATATCAATTTGTATATGAATATCAAGGAATAGTAACTAACATACCTGAATACGTTCCTGAGGGAATGGGTATGATTAATTCTACAAAAGAAGTTGATAACTTAGTTAGGAGAATGCCTTTAATAACACAAGTTAATAATCAGTTATATCCATCTTTACCAATGGAGATAATTAGAACACTACAACAAAAGAAAAGTTATACAATAAAAGCAAATGAATTTGGAATTGTAGATCTTATGATTCCACCTTATGACCCAATTAAAACAGATATGTCTGGTTCAATATGGATTAATCCTACATACCGTTTTCAGGATATAGAATATGATGGTAGTCCGATTCCGAATCTTCAGGGAAAGACAGTTCTTGTTGGTGTGACAGCAGAGGGCATTCAGCCTCTTCTTTCAACTCCAATGGGGGCGGAATATCCTCACCAAGTTCAAGCGTCTGCGCTTCAAACAATATTTTCTGGTGATTCAATATCTCGTCCTCAGTTGGCAAATCTGATGGAAATAGTTCTAGTTGCTGTTCTTGGTTTGGGTGTGATTCTTTCTGTTTATTATCTTCCACTTCTATTATCCTTAGGCGCTTTTGGTGGTTTTGCTGGCGGCGCCGTGCTCGCATCGCATTTTGCATGGACCGATTCCTTCTTCTTAATCGATTGGACCTACTCATTAATAGTATGTATAATACTTTTTGCCCAATCATCATTTAACAACTTTTGGAAACAATTTAAACTAAGACAACAGATTAAGAAACAATTTGAAACTTATCTCGATCCACGTATGGTTGCTGAACTACAAAAAGATCCTAGTAAATTAAAACTTGGTGGTGAAAGAAAAGAAATGACAATGATGTTTATGGATATAATAGGATTTACCCCGATTAGTGAAGCTTATAAAGAGCAAGATGATCCGGAAGGTCTTGTAGATCTTATAAATAATTATTTAGACACTATGACTAAAATCATACTTAAAAATGGTGGAACCATAGATAAGTATATGGGTGACTGCATAATGGCATTCTGGAACGCTCCTTTAGATTGTCCAGATCATGCACAAAAAGCAGTAACTACATCAATGGAGATATTAAATGCAGGTAAAGGATTACAGCAAGAACTTGAAGATAAAGGCCTTCCTACTATTGGCGTTGGTATCGGTGTTAATACCGGGACAGTTATCGTCGGAAACATGGGATCAGAATCTCGATTTGACTATTCCGTCATTGGAGATGCCGTTAATCTCGGGGCTAGACTCGAAGGACAAACAAGAAATTATGATGGGGTGGACTTGCTGCTATCGGAATTCACTTATCGACAGTGTCAAGATGGAGTCTTCCATGAAGTCGACCGCATTCAAGTTAAAGGAAAGAAAGAAAAGGTTAAGGTTTTTACCTGTAAAGAATGAACCTACACCTGAACAACTTAGACTATATTATATACTAAACTTTATTGATCTATCCTTTTCATATCATGCAACCAAATCTAGACCAGGAATAAAAGAAGGTAATTTTCTATTACCTGATAAACCAACCTTAACAGAATTCGTATTACATAAAGCGATCACCGCTCCACTTGCAGCTGATAACCTAGATAGTAACCAAATGGTAATAGTAAACACAGCACTTACCTTAGTCATATTAAACAATCTCCGCTTATATAACAAAGCTCCTAAGTGTGCTAGCTATAATATACATGTCGATGGGTATCCCATGCCCTGCTAACGTCACGATTCCGTGAAATATTTCAATTAGGGGGTTTACAACCCTTTCAAAATTCGGTATAATGGTCCTATATTTAAAAAAGGAGTTATTATGTCAAATATGGTAAATGAACAAATCCTCGAAAGACTCGCGGAAGAGGTCGACTTACTGTCTGATAAAGAAGTCGTAAAAGAACTTGGTTTAGTTTCACCGGTTGCTTTCCCAATTGATTTTTTCAATATGGATAGATTAAGAGATAAATTAGTCTTTAAAATGTTTGAAGACTTACCAGATGGCCCACAATAATCTGTTACGATTCGTCACGAAATTGTCACGAAAAAGGGGTTTACAAAAGGTCAAAAAATCGGTATAATAGCCACATATATTTTCAAAAAGGAGTTAATATGCAAAAACTAGTAATTCAAAC